CCGTCATGCGCTCGAGCATGAACCTGAACAAGAACCTGCGTACCGAGCAGTTCGACATCGACGTCTGCGACGACGTGGCCGCCTTCTACGTCGACTGGTTCGACGCGCTCTGGCTGCAGGCGGGGATCACCTCGGATAACCGGGCCATCATCAAGTCGGTTTACGACCGCTTCCTGGCTGGCGGCGACGAGGCCGAGCCCAAGACCCGCAGGCCCGAGACCCGCAGGCAGAAAGTTACGCGCGGGGACGTGTCCATGTCACTTGCTGACTTCAACGCTCTGATCGGCGACTGAGAGGGGCCGCAACATGGGTATGTCCCGCCGACAGTACGCTTTGCATCGGGGCGTGAGCGAGAGCGCTGTGCGCAAGGCGATATCCACGGGTCGCATGACGACCTTGCCCGACGGGTCGATCGATGCTGCGCAGGCGGACCGCGAGTGGTCCACGCAGACTGATCCCGCCAAGCAGCGCGGGGCGCACGCGCAGGCGCTGGGCGTCAGAACAGCGGAGGCCACTGCTCGGGAGACGTCGGCGACAAAACCCGTCCCGCGCGCAGCCATCGAGGGCGTTAACGAGACCCTGCGCGCCGCCGGTCAGGAGCCCGACGCGCCCGCCGAGGGTGGCGAGGTTTCGTTCTTGCGCGCTCGGATGGCGAACGAAGTGCTGAAGGCGCAGACCGCGAAGGTGCGGCTTGCCAAGATGAAGGGCGAGCTGGTCGACCGCGGGAAGGCTACGTCGATGGTGTTCGATCTTGCCCGGCGCGAGCGCGATGCCTGGCAGAATTGGCCCCCGCGGGTCGCGGCCAACATGGCGGCTGATCTGGGTGTCGATGCGCATCGGATGGAGCAGGTGCTGAGCGAATACCTGCGCCGGCATCTGGCCGACATGGCGGAGGTCAAGATTGAGCTTCGCTGACTTTGACGGCGCGGAGGAGGTTCGGCGCGCGTGGATGGCGGGGCTGGCGCCTGACCCCGCGTTGACCGTCTCGCAATGGGCGGACCGTCACCGCATTCTGTCGTCACGGGCTGCGTCGGAGGCCGGGCCTTACCGGACGGCGCGGACGCCGTTCATGCGCGAAATCATGGACGCGCTGTCGCCGTCGGTCGCGGCGCAGCGGGTGGTGTTTATGAAGGCCGCGCAGGTCGGTGCGACTGAGGCGGGCAACAATTGGCTGGGTTTTTGCATTCACCGGGCGCCGGGGCCGATCCTAGCGGTGCAGCCGACCGTGGATCTGGCAAAGCGGCTATCGCAGCAGAGGATCGATCCTCTGATTGAGGAGAGCCCAGAGCTGCGCGAGCTTGTCATGCCGACGCGGGCGCGGGACAGCGGGAACACGATTCTGGGAAAGCGCTTCCCTGGTGGCCAGCTGATCCTGACCGGGGCGAACAGTGCCGTAGGTCTGCGATCGATGCCGGCGCGCTGGGTGTTTCTGGACGAGGTCGACGCTTATCCCGGCGACGTCGACGGCGAGGGTGACCCCATCGCGCTGGCAGAGGCGCGCACCATCAGCTTCGGGCATCGCAGCAAGATGTTTCTCGCCTCGACTCCGACGATCAAGGGTGTCTCGCGGATCGAGCGGGAGTTTGAGATGAGCGACCAGCGCCGGTACCATGTTCCCTGCCCGCACTGCGGGACCCTGCAATGGCTTAAGTTCGAACGCCTGCGCTGGGAAAAGGGGCGGCCGGAAACAGTCGGCTATGTGTGCGAAGCGTGCGACGAGCCTTTTGCTGAGCGTCACAAGACGTGGATGATGGCAGAGGCGAACGGCGCGTGCTGGCGGCCTACTGCCCCGCAGGAAGTTTTGGAACGGGCGCGCTCGGCCGGCATTGTGGGCTACCACATCTCGGGGCTGTATAGCCCGCTCGGCTGGTTGTCTTGGGCGGAAATCGCACGGGAGTGGGAGTTGGCGCAGGGCAATGATGCGGCGCTGAAAACCCTGAAAAACACGATTCTGGGCGAGACGTGGCAGGAAAAGGGCGAGGCCCCTGACTGGCAGCGGCTTTATGATCGGCGCGAGGCTTGGCAGCCGGGCACGGCATTGCGCGGTGTGCTGGTCCTGGTCGCGGGTGCTGACGTGCAGCGCGACCGGATCGAGATCGACGTGTGGGGCTTTGGGCGCAACCTGCAGTCTTGGCTGGTGGATCACGTTGTCCTTGAGGGCGACACCTCGCGGCCCGAGGTCTGGGCCGATCTGACGGAATTTCTCTCGCAGACCTGGCCGCATGAGGACGGGCAGCGAATGGCGCTTGCGCGGCTGGCCATCGACTCGGGCGACGGTGTGACCACGGACGCGGTCTATTCGTGGGCCCGCGCCGCCGGGCGGGGTCAGGTGATCGTGGTCAAGGGTGTGGGCGGCTTTGACCGTTCGACCCCGGTCGACGGTCCGACCTTTGTCGAGACGACTGAATCGGGCCGCAAGCTGCGCCGGGGTGTGCAGCTGTGGAAAGTGGCAGGCTCGGTGTTCAAGGCGGAAACCTACCGCTTCCTGCGCTTGAATCCGCCCACGGACGAGGAGCAGGAGGCGGGGGCTGAGTGGCCGACCGGGTATATCCATATCCCGCGCGGCACGACGGCAGAATGGCTGAAGCAGCTGACCGCCGAGCAGCTTATGACGGTGAAGACCCGGCAGGGCTTTCAAAAGCTGGAATGGCAGAAGACCCGCGAGCGCAACGAGGCTCTCGACTGCCGGGTTTATGCCCGCGCGGCCGCTTGGCTGATCGGTGTCGACCGCTGGGACGACCGCAAGTGGGCCTCGCTTGAGACGCAAGTGCAACCGTCCGCTGACGCGGCGCAGAAATCAGAAGCGGAGCCCTTGGCCGGGCGCCTGACCGCCGGCACGCGCCGACGGCGGCGGACGGTCACGCCCCGCTACATGGGGTGATCATGACACTGGAACAGATGCGAGCGCGCCTGACCGTGCTGCTGGACATGCGCTTTCAGGGGGTGCGCTCGACCACCTTTGAGGGGCGGTCTGTGACCTACGGTTCGGACGCCGAGTTGTCGGCTGCCATCCGCGATCTCGAGAACCGAATTGAAATCGAGCAGCGCGGCGGCGCCAAGCGGTCGCGCGTTCGTCGCGTCTTTGCAGTGAAGGATCTGTGATGCTGAGTTCCTTTCGGCGCCGTCTGGGTGCGTGGGTAGGCGGGTTCGAGGCCGCCATGGGTGGGCGTCGCCTGCGCGGGTTCCGAGCCGCTCGGGCGCACGTCAACGCAATGATCCGGCAGGCTGGCCCGGACATGAACGCCCGCGCGCGGTACCTCGTTCGCAATAACGGCTACGCGCAGAACGCGCTCGACAGCTGGGCTGCGAACGTGGTGGGGACTGGCATCAAGCCGTCATCGCGCCTCGCCACGGCTTCGCGCAAGGCGGCGCTGCAGCGCTTGTGGCAGGAATGGACCGACCAGGCGGACGCTGACGGTCTGACGGATTTCTACGGCCTACAGCGGCGCATCGCCCGTGAGGCTTTCATGACGGGCGAATGCTTTGTGCGCTTTCGTCCTCGGCGACCCGAGGACGGGCTTGTCGTACCGTTTCAGCTGCAGTTGCTGCCGTCAGAAATGCTGCCGCTCGAGAAGAACGATGTCCTGTCGGGCGGGTTTGTGATCCGGCAGGGCATCGAGTTTGACGCGCTTGGCCGCCGGGTGGCCTATCACTTCTTTCGGAAGCACCCGGACGACCCCACGGACTGGGGTCTGGCGGGCGAGACTGTGCGTGTCCCGGCGTCCGAGGTTGTGCACGTCATCGATCCGGTCGAGATCGGCCAGCTGCGGGGCGTGTCGCGCTACGCGCCGGCAATTGTGAAGCTGTTTCTGCTGGACCAGTACGACGACGCTGAGCTGGACCGTAAGAAGGTTGCGGCCATGTACGCCATGTTTGTGACCTCGCCGCTTGAAGCGGACCCTCTTGAGGGCGATCCGGCGGACGAAGTGGCGCCAGGTCAGATTGTGCGGCTCGATCCCGGCGAGAACGTGACTGTCGCGGACCCGGCGGACAGCGGGGCGACCTACGAGCCGTTTCAGTATCGCACCTTGCTGCAGGTGTCGGCGGCCATGGGCATCCCCTACGCGCTGATGACGCAGGACATGATGAAGGCGAATTTCTCGAACGCGCGGACGTCGCTGATGGAGTTTCGGCGCCGGGTCGAGACCTTCCAGCACAGCGTGCTGGTCTTTCAGCTGTGTCGCCCGGTTTGGGAGCGCTTCGTGGATATGGCGGTGCTGAGCGGTTCGATTCGTTTGCCATCCTATGAGCGGCGGCGGCGCGAGTATCTTGCCTGTGACTGGCTGCCCCCCCGCTGGCAGTGGGTCGATCCGCTGAAGGACATCAAGGCGGAGATCGAGGAGATGAACGCGGGCCTGAAAAGCCGCTCGCAGGGCATTTCCGAGCGCGGCCTCGATGCGGAGGAGGTGGATGCGCAGATCAAGGCGGACCGGGACCGCGAGGCTCGGCTCGGCTTGGCATTCGGCGCGGCCGCGCAAGCGCCCGTTGCGGCAGCGCCGCAGGGTCGGCCCGAGGATGCCCGCGACGAGGATGGCGCTGACGACGAGGACGAGGAGCGGCGGGAGCCGCAGGACGGAGTGTAACACATGAGCTTCCCCATGATCGCGGCGCGCGTGTTCGGCACGCCGCTGCTGGTTGACCCTGCGAAGGGGGCGGCCTTTTTGGCGGGTCTCGGCCCGCGCCTGGTGAACGGCTCGCTTGAGCTGCGCGGGCTGGATGGGCTGTCCGATGATCGGGTCGCGCGCGCGGGTCGGGTCGGTCAGCGCGCCTCAATCATCGCCGACGATGTGGGTGACCGCGCCCGCGGCAACGGGCGGCGGCTGTACCGTGTGCGCGACGGCGTAGCTGTGATCGAGGTCACCGGCACGCTGGTGCATCGTGGCGACTGGATCGGCGAGTCCTCGGGCACCACCTCCTACGAGGGTCTGGCCGCGCAAGTGTCCTCGGCCGCGCAGGATCCTGTCGTTCGCGGCATCGCGCTCGAGATCGACACCTTCGGGGGCGAGGTTGCGGGCGCGTTTGATCTTGCGGACCTGATCAGGTCGGCTCGGGCTCGAAAGCCTGTCTATGCCTTTGTTGCGGAGGCGGCGCTGTCGGCAGGGTATGTGATCGCGTCTCAGGCGGATCGGATCATCGTGCCGCGCACGGGCGAGGTTGGCAGCATCGGGGTGCTCTGCATCCACGCTGATTACAGTCAGCGGCTGTCGGACGAGGGCGTCGCTGTCACGCTCATTCATGCGGGCGCGCACAAGGTCGACGGCAACCCCTACGAGGCGCTGCCAGAGGACGTGCGGGCCGATCTGCAGGCCAGTGTCGAGACCAGCCGCGAGCTTTTCGCTCGAACGGTTGAGGCCGGGCGCGGTGCGCGCCTCTCGGCGGATCGGGCTCTCGCCACTGAGGCGCGGGTCTTTCGCGGCGAGGACGCAGTGGCAGCTGGGCTGGCCGACGAGGTGTCGGACCTGCGCAGCGCCTTTGCGGCCTTTGTCGCAAAAGTGAACGGGGCCAGCACCGCCCCGCTGATTTCAACCGCCGCGACTGCGGCAACCACGAAAGGATCGCAAATGGCGAAACACCAAACATCCGAGCCGACCGCCGTCGAGACCTCGGAAACCACCACCGGGGCAGGCCAGTCCGAGCCGGTGACCACAGATGCCCAAGAACAGCAAGGGGCCAAGGCTGCGACCCCCGGTTCGACCGCCGCGTCCATCACTGTGGCTCAGGCCGCAGAGCTTGTTGAAATCGGCCAGCAGGCTGCGCGCTTGGGCATCACGGTTGACGTGGCTGAAGCCATGAAAAAGGGCACTAGCCCGGATGCGCTGCGCGCTTCTGTGCTCGAAGCGGCGGCAGCGCAGGGCGAGGCGGCAAGCGTCGTGGTGAACAAGCCCGCCCCTGCAACAGCGGGCGACAATAAGGCCAGCCCACTGGTCGCAGCCGCCAAGCGGGCCGCAGAAGCGCAGCTCGCATCGCGTCGGCATTGAATCGCCGCACGGCGGGCGCCGTGACGGTCAACACCAGCCATTGAAAGGACAATGAAATGGCACCACTCGTAAAGGCGCCCACCGAGGGCGACATTCTGAAATTCGACCTGGGCAAAAACTACACCCGCGAGGCTGTGACCCTGCGTGCTGGCACCAATTACGAGATTGGGTCTGTGCTGGGGCAAGTTACCACTGGCGGCCGTTTTGCTTTGTCGACGCACACGGGCTCGGACGGCGCGGAGACTGCGGCCGGCGTGCTTATCGAAGCCGTCGACGCCACGGATGGCGACCGGACCGGCGTCATCATCCGGCGCGGCCCCGCGGTCGTTGCGCGCCAGATGCTGGTGTTCGACGCCTCCGTCGATGACGACACCAAGCGCGCCGCGAAGATCGCCCAGCTGACGCTGCTTGGCATCGTCGCACGCGACGCAGCCTGACCCCCATCCTGAAGGAGCAAGATCATGACGATCATCCGCAATCCCTTTGACGCCGGGGGCTACTCCCTTGCCGAAATGACCGAAGCCATCAACATCCTGCCGAACCTCTACACCCGGCTGGGTGACATTGGCCTGTTCCAGTTCGAAGGTGTGACGCAGCGCAGCGTCATTATCGAGCAGTACGAAGGCGTTCTGTCTCTGCTGCCTTCGCAGCCTTGGGGCGCACCGGCCACGGTTGGCAGCCGCGAAAATCGGTCCATGCGTTCTTTTGCGATGCCGCACATCCCGCATGACGATGTCATCACTGTCGCGGACATTCAGGGCCAGCCTGCGCTGGGCTCGTCTACGCAGGCTGACCCGCTGGCGCAGGTGATGACGCGCAAGCTGACCACGATGCGGCGCAAGCATGCCGCGACCCGCGAGTACATGGAAATGAACGCGCTGCGCGGCATCGTGAAGGACGGGCGGGGCACCACCCTCTACAACTACTTCACTGAATTCGGCGTGACGCAGCTGGACGTGGACTTCCTGCTGGGCACGGCGGGCACAGACGTGCAGAAGAAGTGCCGCGAGGTGTCGCGCATGGTCGAGGAAGAGCTGAAGGGCGAATCCATGAGCAGCATCCATGTGCTGACCAGCCCGGAATTTTTCGACAAGCTGATCGGCCATGCGACGGTGAAGGAAGCCTACAAGTACTACGCTGCGAGCGGCGCGCAGCCGCTGCGTCAGGATGTGCGTCGTCAGTTCCCGTTCGCGGGCCTTGTGTTCGAGGAATACATCGGCTCGGTGACACTGGCCAACGGCGCGGCCGAGCGGCTTGTTCCCACGCAGGAAGGCATCGCTTTCCCGCTGGGCACCATCGACACCTTCAAGACCTACGGCGCCCCGGCGGACTTGCTCGAAGCGGCCAACACCATGGGCCAGCCCATGTATGCGCGCCAGCTGATGGACGCAAAGGGCCGCTGGATCGATCTGATGACCGAAGCGAACATTCTGCCTGTCAACAAGCGCCCGCGCCTGGCCGTGCGGGTCCGCACGTCCAACTGACGACGCGCCGGGTTCGCCCGGCCTGTGCAATTCAGGGCCGCCCTTTCACCGGGGCGGCCCTGTTCATTCGGGGGATCAGGATGACCGCTTTTGCTTTTGCGACGGACACGATGTTTGCGGATCCCAACATGGCCGTGGATGCAGTCTATCGGGCTGGCGGGACAGGCGCCCCTCTGCCTTGCCGCATCATCTTGACTGCGCCTGACGCGGTCGCGGAATTCAACGCGGGGCGGTTTGTGGTCGACACTGTCATCGTGGCCGTGCGGACGGCACAGGTGCCTGCGCTGGCCATAGGCGACACATTCCTGGTCGGCAGCGAGACGCTGCAATTGTTTGGAGAGCCGCAGCGCGACGCTTTGCGGCTGCTCTGGAAGGCTCAAGCGCGTGAGGTTTAACTGGAAAATCGAAGGCGACCCTGAGCGCGACATGGCGCGCGAGGTTCTTGCCGCCGAGACTGCCGTCACACGCGGAGTTGATCGGGCTGGTCGGGGTCTGCGCGACGACTGGCGCAAACAGGTTTCAGCCGCGCTCGGGCAGCGTCTGGCGAAGGCAATCCAGGCGCGGAAATACCCCCAGCAGGGTGAAAGCATCCGCGCAGCTTCGCTTGTCTATGCGCCCAGCCGCCGGGCCGGGGGATTGTCGTACCGGGCGGCGCCGAGCGCGACCGCGTCTGACGTCATCGACGCACACGACCGCGGCGCAGTCATCCGCTCGGAGACTGGCTTCTGGCTTTCCATTCCTGTCGGCAAAGCTGCGAACATGCGCGGGGCGGACAGCACGGGCCGAGGGGACCGGACGCGCATCACGCCTGGCGGTTACGAGCGCAGGACCGGGCGCAAGCTGCGCTTCGTCTACCGCAAGGGCCAGCCGAGCCTGCTGGTGGATGAAGGCAAGAAGGCACCGGGAAACGTGCTGCTCTGGAGAGCCGGCCGGGGCGGCGGCCAATATCGGCCTGCGCGTGGATTTAAGAACAGGGTCGAGGTCGCGTTCATTCTGGTGCCGCAGGTCCGGCTGCGGAAGAGGACGGACCTGGATAGGGACACGGTCAAGTGGGGCGAGGCTCTGCCCGGTCTGATCTTGCAAAACTGGAAGGACGTCTGATGCCTTTGTCTCGGTCCGAGGAGGTATTGAATGCGCTGAGCGCGGCCATCGCTGCGCGATTGCCTGCAGGCGCGACGTTCGAGCGCAACGCCAGCGTCCCTGTGCGCATTCCGACTGGTGGCTGGGTCTGTCTCAGAGATGGAGACCCAGGCGAACCCGAAGTGCTCATGTCGCCTCTTGTTTACATCTACGAGCACCGCGTTGAGGTTGAGCTGGTCATCGAGCTGGCGACGCCTGCGGCCCGCGATGCCCTGTTCGACGGCCTGAAGCAGGCGCTGGGCACGGCCATCGCTCAAGATCGCACCTTGGGTGGCCTGTGTGACTACGTCATGGGCGAGGCTCCTGTGCCGGCCGAGGTCCCTGTCGAGGGCGGCGAAAACCTGAAGGCCG